TTTCCAAATACCCAAGAAGGTTTGTTAGCGCGTGCAGGTCGCACAATCAAAGCCGCGGTTGCCCTTGAAAAGGCTTCAATGAATTTTGCAGTTGAGCCAATTCCTCAAATGGTGCTGAAGTCAAACGGTACTTCATTGCCACCTGATCGTGTTGCAAAGTTGCTGAATGCTTGGCGCACTGCTCGCAGCAATAAGTCAACCGCATTTCTCAATGCTGACGTAACACTTGAAACTTTAGGCTATGACCCAAAGAATTTGCAGCTAAATGAAGCGCGCAACTATGTAGCCCTTGAATTGTCACGTGCTTGCGGTTTGCCTGCGTATTTCACTGACTCACAACAATCATCATTCACATACGCGAACGCACTTGATAAGCGTCGCGACCTGGTTGACTTCGCGTTTCGTAATTACATGTCAATAATTGAACAACGTTTGTCATTCCAAGATTTCACACCAGCGGGCAACCGTGTTTCATTTGATCTTGACGACTTCCTACGCGGTAACCCTTACGAGCGCGCGCAAGTGTACGAAATTCTCAACCGCATTGGCGCAATGTCGGTTCAGGAAATAAGAGAAGAAGAGGACATGTTGCTATGAGCAAAAAAGTAATCACACCAATGACAATCACGGCGGCAGACTCAAACAGTCGCACAATCACCGGGCGCATTGTCACATTTGAGGAAACAGGAAACGCCTCAATTGGTAAAGTGCAATTTGCAAAAGGTTCAATTGAGCCAACTGCAGTTTTGCTCAACCTTGAACATGACCGCACACGTCGCATTGGCAAAACACTTTCAATTGAGTCAAGTGACGCAGGAATTGACGCAACTTTCAAAATTGCAAACACAACTGCAGGCACTGACGCACTAGTTGAAGCAGCTGAAGGTTTGCGCGACGGTTTCAGCGTTGAAGTTTATTTTGACGAGTACGACACACTCAAAGACGGCACAGTGCGCATTTTGAAGGGTGAGTTGACTGGCGTCGCATTGACGTCAGAGCCTGCCATTCGATCAGCGCGCGTTGCTGAGGTCGCTGCAACAGAAGGCGACGAAAACGAAGTTTCTGACTCAACAGTTGAGCAGGAAGTAACACCAACAACAGAAGGAGACGAAGTGGAAAACACCGTCACAGACGCTTCAGCCGTAGAGACGGTAGAAGCCGCACAGTCAATCACTGCAACTGCAAAGCCTGCAGTTGGTGGTTCATTCACCCGCCCACGCTTAGAGTTCACCGCTGCTAAGTACCTAGAAAACACAATCCGCGCTTCAATGGGTGACGAGTCTGCTCGTCAGTACGTTGCAGCTGCAGATGACACAACAGACAACGCAGGCTTAGTGCCTACACGTCAGTTGACTGAAGTCATCAACGGACTAGCAAACACAACACGTTCAAACATTGACGCGATTTCTCGCGGTGTATTGCCTGACGCTGGAATGTCTTTTGAAATTCCAAAGATCACAACAATGCCAACAGTGGCTGCAACATCAGAGGCAGGCACACCTTCAGAGACTGACCAGGCTGCAGCATTTGTGACAGTTAACGTTGCAAAGTACGCAGGACAACAGACATTCTCAGTTGAATTGCTTGACCGCACTTCACCGCTATTCTTTAACGAATTGCTTTCAAACATGGCTGCTGCTTACGCAAAGGCAACTGACACTGCAGTGAATGCAGCGTTGATTTCAGGTGCAACCGCTGACGGCACAACAATCACAACATACCCAACTGCTGCTGAGTTGCTTGGCTTCGTTTCACGTGGTGCTGCTTCAGTTTATGCAGGAACACAGGGCTTTGCTCGCAACTTGATCGTTAACACATCACAGTGGGCAAACCTCATGACACTGAACGACTCAGGTCGTCCAATTTACAACGCTTCACAGCCTTCAAACGCTGGCGGTGTTGTACGCCCTGACTCAATCCGCGGAAACGTTGCAGGTCTTGACCTTTACGTTACTGCAAACACTGCTGCAGGAACAGACACAGACGGCTCAATGCTCGTCGTCAACCCAGCTGCTTACACATGGTACGAGTCACCAACCTACCGACTACGCGCAGACGTAATCGCTTCAGGTCAGGTCTCAGTCATGGTGTACGGATACGGCGCAATTGCAACCAAGATTGGTGCAGGCGCGTTCAAGTTCAACAAGGCTTAATAGCCAAATAGTCATGCGCTGCGGTCACTCCCGAACGTAGCGCAGCAGTCGAAAGGAACGGACATGCCAAACATTGTAACCGCGAGTCAATTGCGCACGGTGCTTGGCGTGTCCGTTTCCCTTTATTCAGACGCGTACCTGGACGAGATCATCAACACGAGCGAGGCAGTTATTTTGCCAATGCTGGTTTCAAACTCATCAGCGGTTCAGGCTTACAAATTAGAGTCAAACGTGGCGACGTTTTACACAGTACGCATGCACCATTTTGTTGAAGGTCAATCAGTCATTGTTGCGGGCTTGCCTTCACCTTTCAGCGCAACACACACAGTCACAAAGGTGACGCCTTACTCATTCGACGCTGCACTGACTTCATCAAACGTCACCGTGCGCGACATTGTGCCAAATGGCACTGCAACACTTTCAGGCTATTCAGCAGCTGATTTATACGCCAACTCAGCACCAATTGAGTCTGCAATTCTTGCCGTATCAGTTGAGGTCTTTCAATCACGCGTTGCCGCGGGTGGTCAGATCGAAGGCGTTGACTTTGCAAGTTCGCCGTACCGTATGGGACGCAGTTTGACCAACAGAGTTTCAACTTTGCTTATGCCTTACTTGGACGTTGAAACAGTTGTCCAATGACCGCTTCAACAATTTCTGACACACGCGCCGCACTTGCCAATGCGTTTTCATCACTAGCTGCAAACGTGTACGGCTCAGTTCCTGAGTCACCAATACCGCCTGCAATTGTGGTCGTGCCAAATTCGCCATACATGGAAGTGACTTTGATCGGCAAGACTCAGGTCAAGGTTCAACTCAATTTTGCGATCACTGCAATTGTTGCTTCAAATAGCAACGCGGGTTCGCTGGATAACCTAGAAAAACTCATCATGGGAATTCTCGCGGCAATGCCCGCGGGGTACGTTGTTGGTCAGGTTGAAAAGCCTACAGTGCTGGAAATTGGTGCTTCACCAATGCTGGTTGCTGACATCAACGTTTCAACACAATACACTCAAACAACCTAAGGAGTACCAGTGGCAACGACAATCATCACGGGTCGCGATCTCACTTTGACGATTGCGTCCACAAACTACGACGCACAGGCTTCATCAGCCGTGCTCACAAACTCACCAACAGTTGAGACATACCAAACACTAGACGGCAAGGCATACAAGCACATTGACGATCAATGGACATTTGACGTTTCAATGCTTGCTGACTGGGGTGCTTCAGGTTCATTGTGTGAGGCACTTTGGACTGCATGCGAGTCTGCACCAAACACAACTTTGGCAGTTTCATTGACTGCAGTCACAGGCGCAGTCTTTGCGTTCAACGTCATGCCAGTGTTCCCAGCAGTTGGTGGCACTGCACCTGACGCGCAGACCGTTGACCTATCATTTGTTGTGGTTGGAACACCAACCGAAACATTCAGTTAAAATCTAACAATCGGGAGTAAAAATGAAGTTACCAATAACAATTGAATACAACAACGGCGAGCAGGCGACTTACACGGCTGCACCGCCTGAGTGGGTAAAGTGGGAAAAGCACACAGGCAACACCATTTCACAGGCTCAGGAAAAAATCGGAATTTCAGACTTGGTTTTCCTTGCTTATCACGCAATGAAGCGTGAAGCAGCTGGCAAGCCAGTCAAGCCGATTGAAGCCTGGACAGAGACCATTGCTGAAGTGATTGTTGGTGAGGCAAACCCAAAAGTTACCCAGTCGGAAGCCTAAACAGAATTGTTTGGGAGTTGGCTATCGCGACCAACTTGCCCAAAGAGCAATTTGAAACGGCTGAGGACATTTTGACAGTGCTGGAAATACTGGAAGGGCGGGCAAATGGCAAGTGACTCAATCACCTACGACAAGGCTGAGTTGCGTGCCATTACCCGTTCTTTCAAGGCAATGGACGAGGAAGCAACCAACCAGGCGAAAAAGATTTCGTCAGAGTTAGCCGATTACGTCAAATCAAAAGTTATTGACGCCGCTGCACTTCGTTCAACAAATCAGGCTTCAGCCGTACGCATTGCAACAGGTGCAAAGGTTTCCAAGTCGTCCAAAATTGGTGAGATCAAATACGGTTTTGCTGCTCAAAGATTTTCGGGTGGCGGTACGACGCAACAACTTTGGGGCGGTAACGAATTCGGCTCAAATAAGAAAAAGCAGTTTCCAGTGTGGTCAGGTCGTGAAGGTCGCGGATCACGCGGTTGGTTTATCTATCCGACATTGAGAAGCATTCAGCCTGAGATCGTCAAGCGTTGGGAAAACGCATTTGTCACAGTTGTGAAGGAGTTTGACTAATGGCTGGCAGTCGTACGCTCAAACTTTCCATTCTCGGTGACGTTGACAATCTCAACAAATCGCTCAAAACTGCCACAAAGGACGTTGAAACCTTTGGCGACAAAATGGGCAAGGTCGGCAAAATGGTCGGTGCTGCATTTGTTGCAGCCGCTGCAGCTGCTGGCGCGTATGCCGTCAAAATCGGCATTGAAGGCGTCAAAGCCGCCATTGAGGACGAGAAGGCACAAACCCAATTAGCCCTGGCACTTGAAAACGCCACAGGGGCAACAAAGGCTCAAATTGCTGCAACTGAGCAGTCAATTTTGCAAATGTCTTTGGCGTCGGGTGTTGCTGACGATCAACTGCGCCCAGCACTGGGTCGCTTGGTTCGTTCGACTGGTGACATCACAAAAGCGCAAGACTTATTGACAACCGCCCTTGACATTTCAACTGCCACAGGCAAACCGCTGGAAACAGTTGCCAACGCGCTGGGTAAGGCGTACGACGGCAACACCGCAGCACTGGGCAAACTGGGCATTGGTCTTTCATCAGCCGAATTGAAAACAATGTCGTTCACCGACGTTCAGGGCAAACTCACAGACTTATTTGGCGGCGCAGCTGCTCGCAACGCTGACACCTACGCGGGACGAATTGCACGCATGCAGGTGGCATTCAACGAAGCCAAAGAGACCATTGGTTTTGCGTTGTTGCCTATCCTTGAAAAGATGATTAATTTCATCAATCAAAACGCATTGCCAATCATCAACGCATTTTCAGGTGCGTTCAGCCTTAACGGCAACGGCTTGGGTGGAGTCATCACGACTTTGGGCAACATCATTGTCAACACTTTCACGCCGATCATCAACGGTCTGCTCAAAGCATTTGGTTACATCAAAAACGCCATTGGTGACAATCTCAGCACATTCAAAGAATTTGGCGGTTATATTTCAACTTACCTTGCGCCAATCATTGGCACGGTGTTGGGTGGGGCGTTGCAGGTTGCTGGCAAGATCGCAGGCGGTGTCATTGACGTCATTGCTGGCGTGGTCAAGATTTTGAACGGTCTCATTTCAGGTGCGGTTGCAGGTATCAACGCCCTAATTTCTGCATATAACGCAATTCCATTTTTGCCCAACGTTGGCAAGATAACAACGCCAACCGTAAGCGTGCCGTCAATCAAGACACCAACGGTTTCAACTGCCGTGCCGAAAATTCCAACAGTTTCAACACCTTCGGGCGGTGGCACAACAGTTTCAGGCAGTGGCGGTGTTGCAACGGCTGCAAAGGCGGCAACGGTTGCAGCTGCGGCGAGTAGCAACGTGGTCTCATCAAACTTCAACCCTGGCTCATTTAGAAAAGCAGAAGCCGAAACAATGGGCACAACAATCAACCTGACCGTAACTGGCGCGTTTGATAAGGAAGGCACTGCCCGCACCATTGTTGAGACTTTGAACAATTCCTACTATCGCGGCACAGGTGGCGCAACTAACCTGCAAATAGCATGACGCAATGGTCACCCATTTGGCGGGTTGAAATTGACGGTACTGCCTACACCAACGCGGTTTTGGCTAACCTTTCAATTCGCACTGGTCGAACAAACATTTACGAGCAGGCGCAGGCGGGATACTGCAACATTCAGGTCATTGACCTTGATCAGGCAACAATTCCCGTTTCAATCAATAGCAGCATTTCAATTGAGGTTCAGGACACTTCGGGCACATACGTCCCAATTTTTGGTGGCAGTGTGGTTGACATTGCAATTGAAGTGCGTGATGTAGGTTCAACGACTTTTACACAGACTTACTCAATCACCGCCCTGGGCGCATTGTCACGGCTTCAAAAGGCGTTGACCAATGGCGTATTGTCAAAGGACTTTGACGGCGATCAAATTTTGTCATTGCTCACTGACTTGTTGGTGAACAGTTGGAACGAAGTGCCCGCAGCACTTACCTGGGCAGACTATGACCCAACCGTTACTTGGGCAACGGCTGAAAACACTGGCTTGGGAACAATTGACACGCCCGGGGAATACGAATTGCAGGCGCGTTCATCAGAGCGAACAAACGTTTATTCACTGGTTTCAGCACTGGCAACTTCAGGGCTTGGGTACATTTATGAGGACGCCTACGGGCGCATTTCCTACGCTGACGCCGTGCACCGCAGTCAGTACCTATCCTCAAACGGTTACGTTGACCTTACCGCCAACCAGGCGCGTGCAGCTGGTTTGCGCGTTGAAACCCGTGCAGGCGACGTGCGCAATGAAATAACTATCCAATACAAAAACGGTCAGGAAGCAAGCGCAACCGACGCAACTTCAATTTCAACGTATGGCAATCTTGGTCAGATCATTTCGACAACGCTTGAAAACACGGTGGACGCTGAGTATCAGGCAGATTTTTATTTAACCCTGAGAAAAGACCCACAGGCTATTTTTAGCGAAATCACATTTGACTTGACCAACCCTGAAGTGGACGACGCAGACCGTGACAACCTGCTCAATGTTTTCATGGGCTTGCCCGTTGCGATCAATGACCTACCCGCCAACATGGGTTCAATCTTTCAAGGCTTCGTTGAAGGCTGGTCGTTCCAGGCTGGGTACAACACCCTTTCAATTACACTGACGGTTTCACCAACGGCTTACTCATTGCAGGCATTGCAGTGGGACGAAATCGCAAACACTTTCACCTGGTCAAGCGTGTCGCCGACACTTGACTGGGCACGTGCAACAATTGTCACTTGATAAGGAGAAAACATGACTAACCCAACCAGCAATTTCGGGTGGCAAATGCCAACGGCGAGTGATCTCGTCACGGACTTGCCTGCAGATTTTGAAACATTTGGTCAAGCCGTTGACACATCACTTGCAGACCTTAAAGGCGGCACAACTGGTCAGGTTTTGTCTAAGGCGTCAAACACCGACATGGACTTCACATGGGTGACAAGCGACGACGCAAATGCAATTCAAAATGCAATTGTTGACGCAAAGGGTGATCTCATTGCAGCGAGTGCAGCTGACACACCTGCACGCCTAGCAGTAGGCAACAACGGTGAAACACTTGTAGCAGATAGTTCCACCGCGACTGGATTAAAATGGACAACAACGGGTCAAGCAATGACACTTGTAAAGCGAGCAGCCTTTTCTAACGTTGCTAATACATCAACCACCTTTGATGATGTATTTACATCGACTTATAAGAGTTATCAAGTAGTATTTGAGACATTTGGCGCGGGAACTAACACAGATGATTTACATTTTCAGTTAAGGTATGCCGGACCAACTACACAAGCAGCAGATTATTATGGAAACAATTTAGAAGTTGTTTTTAACTCTACAACTATCACCAATAACACTTCTAGTGCCGCAACGCAAATGCTATTAAATGGTCAATGCGGAAGTGGTGGGCGTGGTGCTGGAACTTTTTTTGTTGCGGGCGTAGGTGATGCAACAACTTTTCCAAAGTTGACTGGAACTTATACCGAAATGACCGCTGCACAAAGTTCACAATCTTTTTATGGTAGCACTACAGCGCGCGTTTATACAGGATTTATAGTTAAATCATCATCATCTAACATCTCAGGCACGATAGCCGTTTATGGATTGGCGTAAAAAATGACACTTAATGAAATGATCGCAATAATCAAAGCCGAAAATCCAACAATTAAAATCGGTGATGATGAGGCTGGATACACAGAACTCACAGGCGCAGATTATGAAGCGCAGGTTGCCCATTGGGCTGCTGGTCGTTTAGATAAATTGGCAAAATTGGCAGACATAGAAGCCGCCAAACTTGCCAAAATTGAAACAATCAACAAATTAACCGCGTTAGGTATTGACCCGAAGGCACTTGGTTTAGAAGCGGAACAATCCACACCAATGGTTACTGCAGAATGAGTTTTCCACAAGGCACATCAGCTGCATTGATCGAAGTTGCAAAGGCTGAAATCGGCACAATTGAGGAAGGCGACAACCTCACAAAGTACGGCAAATTTACAAAGGCAGACGGCTTGCCGTGGTGCGGTTCATTTGTCAATTGGTGCGCTGCTCAGGCAGGCGTCAAACTTCATTCAGTTGTTTCAACCGCAGCTGGTGCACACCGTTTCAAGGAAATGCAACGTTGGTCAAACATGCCGCAGTTGGGATACCTGGCATTCATGGATTTTCCACATGACGGCGTTGACCGCATTTCACACATTGGCATTGTTGTCGGTTTGATTGACTCAAAGACTTGCGTGACTATTGAAGGCAACACCTCAGGCACTGGTGATCAGCGCAACGGTGGCATGGTCATGGTCAAGGTTCGCTCATACGGCGAAGGCAAAGAAATCGTTGGTTTTGGAATTCCAAAGTTCGTCCCATACAAGGGCGAATTTCCAACGGTTGAAATACCAACTTCGGGAGACAAACCAAAGAAGGAGACCAAAAAATGGACAAAGGCAAAGCCTTAGTAGCCTCATGGGCGCGGTCATTCATGGCTGCAGCATTGGCGTTGTATCTTGCAGGAGTGACAGACCCAAAGACTTTAGCAATGGGCGGCGTCGCTGCCGTTGCACCAGTCATTTTGCGTTGGCTCAATCCCAACGATAAGAGTTTCGGGTTAACGGGGAAATAGCCCGAAAGACCGCGGCGGTAGCCCTTTTTTTGGGGCTGATTTTGGGGCTATCCGCTTGCGGTTATCAGGGTTGGGTGCGCTATGAATGCCAAGAATTCGACAACTGGACGAACGCGGAATGTCAAGAGCCGCAATGTATCCCTACTGGAACATGCACTGCAGACATCATTGGAGAAGTCTTTACACCGCCCAGCGCGACGCCGTAGCCCTGAGGAAGTTCACGCGCAGCTGATTTTGATCATTGGCACAACCCTGGCAATGGTGTTTTTGATCGTGACAATTGGTATCACTTACGCGCTGATTTTTGTCACTCAACCAATCGGGGCGCAAGCACCTAATGACGCAGCATTTATTGACTTACTCAAAACACTTGCAATTTTCCTGACTGGTTCACTAGGTGGCGTACTTGCTGGCAATGGGCTGAAATCAAAGCCAAAGCCAGGTGACACGCCGACAAACACGCCTAATAGTTGACGGCGCGCCTTTAATGCGTCACCCTGAGTTCAGGTGGTAGCAGTTACCGCCTAGAATTCGGGAGAAATTCAAAATGGTTCTTGATCTATTAGACCCTGCAACACTAGGGCGTTTGGTCGGCATAGTCATACTCATGGTTCTTGCAGCTGCGGTTGGTTACGCAAAAGGCTTCAAAGACGGCAAGCGTGAAGGCATTGCACGACGTAAGGCAATGGTTCGCCACATGGCAAACAAGGCGGTGAAGTAATGGCGGGTTTCCTAGACAATTACGAGGACGTTGCAGCGCGTATCAAACGCCTATGGGAAACACACCCTTCAGCACGCGTGCAAAACAACATCATTGAATTCAATGCTGAAAAGGGTTTTGTCTTGGTTCAGACTGAGATTTTCAAGGAGTACGAGGACGAGAAGCCTTCAGCCGTTGACTATGCAATTGGCAACG